CAAAAGTGAGACCAGATGTCAAGAAGTATTTTCGGAATGTTTTGCATGGTTTATAACCCATGTTTTGATAATTCATGAAATATGTTTCATATAATGTACATTGTATATTTTAAGAAACATAATTTTAGGAAACATTTTTTAGTTCTTGACATCGCACTGAAAAAGGTTTATAATAACTGTATATTAAAATAAATAAAGGAACTTTTATGATTGTGAATTGTAGTATGCGTCATTCACCAAGTGGACGCAAAAGAAAAACAAACGCTTACAAGAAGGCTAAGCGACCCGAGTGGAAAGCTCATGTAGCGGACACTAGCAAATCTTTGTTAGTAGAAAAACAAAAGAGATTACCTAGTATGGAAACCACGGGGTACTGCACAGTTGTAGACAATAGTTGGAAAGTGGAGGAGAGTAAGAAGTTTACTGTAGCTCCAGCGTACAACAAGGGTGCGTATCAAGTGATACCACGAGGAGATGTAGAATGGATTGGCAAATAATAAGTATAATGTTCGCAGCAGCTTGCAGTGGACATCTTATGTATATAGTAGGTAAGAAACAAGGTATCAGTAAAACACTAGACTTCCTCAAAGCCGATGGACAGATAGACTTTGATGAGGACTGAAATTTAATTCTTGACAAGGGTGGTAATTTTTGTTATAATAGTAGTATAAATTTTAAATAATTTATGTGATTTTCAGCGGAGTTGCAGGGACTCCCACAACAAAACCTTGCATATGTCTGGCACGAGTAAGAAACGCCAAGTTTCTGAGGGTTGTGGTAGGAGCTCCGCTTTCCACCAGCGGACGGGTTTTGTTAGACATACAACATTAACCGAGACGCCGCAAGGGTCTCAAAGCGCGGACCGAAAGGACGCAAACAGGAGAAAAACAATGACTGGATTAACAGCATTAAACTTTAACGACTTCGACAAATTATTTGTTGGATTCGACCGCTTGAATAAGGAACTTACTAGAAGGAACGAGAGTTCACCTCTTACTAACTATCCAAGATACAACTTAGTAGCAGTTGGAGATACGGGTTACCGCATCGAAATCGCGCTGCCTGGCTGGTCAAAAGATGACATCGATATCAAGCAACACAAAAATAAACTTACTATAGAAGGAACAGAAAAGCAAGAACTAAGTTCTGGCGAGGAACGTTATGTCCATAAAGGACTCAGCGGTAAAACCTTTAGCCGAATTTTTACTCTTGGGGATTGGGTAGAAATATCTAATGCCGAATTCACACATGGTATGTTAGTTATTAACCTTCAGGTAAATACACCTGACGAAGAGAAGCCTAAGACGATAACAATAGGCTAGGAGAAACTCTATGCAATATGCAAAACGATTCTTTAATCGTAGTGCTTTGTTGCAAGCGGTTAAAGTAGTTAAAGTAAAATATTGTCCTCACGGGGACACATGCGAGGTGATTATTATGATGTCATTATGTTTTGGAACTATGTATCTAGCGATGCTGCCCATTCTATGATTATCACTAACACTGCCTTAGCGATGTTACAACAGAGAGTCGCCTCAAGCAGCAATGCTTGGGGTGCTCGACTTACAGTCCGTAATAGCGGCTGTGGTGGCTATTCATATGATTTAAGTTATGCCGAAAGTCCTAATTTAAATGATGTGGTATACCACAATATCTTAGTAGTAGATATGCTAAGTTCGGAGTATCTAGAAGATGCAAAAATGGATTGGGTGGTTGATAAGCTTAATGAAGAGTTTAGAATCACAAACAACAAAGAGAGTGGACGCTGCGGATGTGGTGAAAGCTTCTACATATAGGAAAACTATGAAAACAAGTAAAGCAGGAATAGACCTGATTAAAGAATTTGAAGGTTGTGAGACCGAAGCGTACCTATGCCCAGCGGGCGTATGGACTATAGGCTATGGACATATTAAAGGCGTAAAAGAAGGCGATGTAATTACAGAGCAACAAGCCGAAGAAATGTTAGTAGCAGAATTAGATGAGTACGAAGGGTACATTAATGTTAATGTATCACTAACACTCAAGCAAAACCAATTTGATGCTATGGTATCATGGGTGTATAACTTAGGTGGCGGAAACTTAAGGACATCTACACTACTAAAAGTAATCAACGCTGACGATATGGACGGAGTTCCAGCCCAAATGCTAAGATGGAACAAAGCAAATGGAAAGGTACTAGAAGGACTAACTCGCAGGCGTCAAGCCGAAGCGGACATGTTTAGTGGTAATTAAGTACGACGGCAAAGAATATAATATTTCACAGGAAATGTGGGAGGCTATGAATAATCATGCTGAAGAGCGTGATATGACTATAGACGAGTATATTGTTGAGGCTTTCACATTATACAGGGAGCAAAATGTATCAGCAAGATAACAACGAGTATATAGTTTATTCTACTTTTGTAAAGGACAGTAAAGAAGCTGTAGTTATAAAACATAAAGCAAATGGCAGTTGGGGAGTTATATTGAAGGAAAAAGGCAAAGCCGACTTCATAGAATACTACCCTACACATAGTGAAATTTGGGCAGAAAACACTGCCGAGAACTTTGTAGAAGGAATCAAACAATGAGTGGACTTTGGAGACTCTGGGCAAAAAGCTTAGGGGAAAAAGTTGGTGAGACAGACAAACAAGCAGACAGAGTAGCAGTAGTAAGAACAGTATGGTGGTTAACACACATGGCAACATGTTGGTTTATCATGTTAAATGCAATAGCCAATCATGGCTGGGGATTACTAGGAGTATGAATCAAATGAATAATTGGTGGTCAGAAATAGAAATACTTAAACAAACAATTGCAGAACAACAAGAACAAATACAGAAAGCCTACATTAGAATTAAAGAGTTAAACGAGCGGATATCAAAAGAAATCGTAGAAAGAAACTTACTAGGACTTACTATTCCTGAAGACAAGCCAGTCGACTCTACTCCGTACAGTCATAATAGAGAGCTAGATAACGCAGGTATGTATGATTAGTTATGATGAGATTCAAAATGATTAACGACAAAAGATGGCAGGATAGTAGTGATGGTTGGGTAAAGACCATGAACGAAAGCAAAGAAAGGAAAGAACAAATGGAAAGACTAGAAGCATATGAAGTGGTGATTACATTCACACAAGATATAAAAGAAGGCGATCCCTTCGACTGGATTCAAGACGCATTAGATAATAGTGACTTTAGTAAAAAAGCAGTGAAGATTCTAGCAACTGATGTAACGCCCCTAGATATATGGAGCGACGAGAATAAATGGATGCGCGATGTCAGTAAGACTTAATAACTTAAAGAAAGGAATTAAGGCATTACGAGCTAATCAAACAAACACAAGCCCCAGCGAATGGGCAAGGCTCGAAGAAGAGATTAAAGACTTAACTTTGAGAGTAAAGGACATAGAATGTCAAATAACCAAGAACAATTCAGCGGAGACATGAGCCGCAACGAGGTAGAAATTGACCTCAATAAATTCATGGCAATGGTTTCAGAAATCGGTGAACTAAAAGCCAAAATAATGGACTTAGAAAACGATAAAGAGCCAGACAATCCCTACCAGAAGTACATATGGATGTCAAACATGATAGATGCGTGGAGAATATTCCCAAGAGCATTTTTATCTGTGTACATCTTTTTATTGTACTACTGCACAATGTGGTTCATGGAATTACCTGACCCATCAATGGAGCAGTCAGGATTAATATCAGTAGTAGTTGGAGCAGGTGCAGCCTGGTTTGGACTATACGCAGGAACAGCAAAAGATAAGATTAACTCAAAATAATACTTGACAAGGTGTCTAAAATTATGTATAATACATTATGAATTTATTTTACTTAGACGAAGATTTAGACAAATGCGCAGAAGCCCATGTTGACAAACATATTGTCAAGATGCCTCTAGAAGTTGCTCAAATACTATGCACTAGCATATGGATTGATCAGTTTCTAGGCTTCGTTCCACGCGCACTCAACAAAGAAGAACGAGACTTACTCAATTCTGAGAAAGCAAAGATCAAGCATCTACCCCCAGTAGAAAGACCAGTCACTCCGTACCTTCCTATGATGTATAACCACCCCTGTACTATATGGGCGCGCTCATCATTAGATAACCACGAGTGGACACACTGCTATGGCAATGCTTTAAATGACGAGTATAGATATAGATATGGCAAAGAACATAAGTCCATACACGAAGTAGTAAATAAATTACCAGAGCCAGTAAATATGCAAAGAGTAGGCTTTACACAGTTCGGATTGGCTATGCCAGAAGATCTTAAAGATTATGATAATCCAATACAATCGTACAGAGACTATTATCATCTTGACAAAGCAACTTTTGCTAGCTGGAAGTACAGAGATAAACCACATTGGTGGAATGAGGACTACGCAGACTATGAGAATAGAATTACAAGAACAGCCTAGAATATCAGTATACTTTCCAGAGCATTGGACAGAATTAGAAATAGACACTTGGCTAGCCAGGTGGTATCAGAACAATAACCAGACACATTAAGGACAGACAGATGACAGTACAAGAACAAAAACAATTTAATGACTACGCAAACTTCGTAGTTAGCACAACCTCCAAAGAGAGCCTGCACACAGAGGTATTAGTCGATCGACTAACAGGGCTACACACAGAACATAACATAGAATTTTCACAGCTACTCACAGCATCCATTGGCATGCAAGCTGAGTCAGGAGAGTTCTCCGAAGTAATCAAAAAGATTATTTTTCAAGGAAAAGAATACAACGAAGATGAACGATTCCATTTAAAAAGAGAGTTAGGAGATGTATTATGGTATTGGGTACAAGGTTGCTCAGCACTAGGCTATACTCCTCAAGAAGTGATGGAAGAAAACATCAAGAAACTAGAAGCGAGATACCCAGACGGCTTTGAAGCTGCCCGCTCGGAAGTGAGAGCAGATGGGGATATTTAGTAAGAAAACTAACAGTAGTGAAGTAAATTATAAATTCAACGAAGACGAAGTTCTAAAGAAGTTGAAAGTCTATATAGACGGAACGTATGACCAGCACTACAGTACAGATAAAATTCAAGCCACCGAGTTTATTATAGACTCAGGTATGGGCGAGGGCTTTTGCATGGGTAACATTATCAAGTATGCAAAACGCTATGGAAAGAAAGCAGGTAAGAATGATTTAGACCTGCTAAAGATTATGCATTATACTATTATTTTATTAGGGAGTCGAGATGAAAACAATTAGAAAAAAATCCCATGAAAAACTTGATGATGCCAATCTAAAGAGAGTATTGGAGTGTCTTAACCAAGATAATCCAATTACAAAGAAAGAAGCTTGTAACATGCTTAACATCACCTATAATACTACTAGACTTAATAGTATTATGACAGATTTTGATGACACCATGAAGTTTAGGGAAGTCAGGAAGGCTCAAAACAGGGGTAAGAAGGCGACAGACTACGAAACAAAACAAGCGATAGAAATGTTCTTGAACGAACAACCCGTATCTAGCATAGCTCAGGCTTTGTATCGTTCTACTACATTTGTTCGCAATTTGTTAGATAGAGTAGGAGTCCCCGAGAAAAGACCCAGTACCGAAAGCGGTAACGGAGCGAAAGTTGGCTATTTACCAGACCAGTGTGTATCAGATGATTTCGATATAGGCGAAAAAGTATGGAGTGCTAGATACGACTTACCTGCAAGAATAGTGAAAGGTGCATTTGACCCTCGCTATGATTGCAAGGTATATCATATTTATGTGATAGAATTAACAGACTTTGATACAGAGTATTTTGGTCACATCAAAGAAGGTGGCTACCATGCCCACCAATGCTCATATGACTTAGGTAGTTTAAGACACTTAAATAAGTACGAAATAAATATTTAAGCATAAGGAGTAAAGAATGGAACTATGGACACTTTTAGTGTCTCTATGGTTAGCTACATGGATACTAGTTGTAGGTCGTACCTACAGGTATATCAGGCAGTTAACTGAAGAAGACGAATTAATAAATAAATTTAATAAATTACACGCATTTATATATGCTGTAACAATATTTTTTATTACTCCGTTTGTGTGGCAGATTGTCATACATGATGGGTATAGAGATAATTTTGTTATAGCCTATGTGCATGCCATATTAGGGAGGACTGAATGAACGGAGTAATTAGAGAGGCTTTAACTTTAAAGTATAAAGGCGACGTAGCGGCAGCAAACGCTAACATCAAAGTGTATTTGCTAAATCCCGCTGGTATTGGAGAACACTCTGATATTATTAGCGCGATAGATGAGCAAGTAGAAAAAGCAGCTACCGCACAGGAGAAACTGGATTATATTCTCAACCTTAACTACTAGGAAACAAAAAATAATTCTTGACAACGCACTCATTTTTCTGTATAATATATATTAATGAGTGACAGATATTATAACCAAATGAGAGACGCAACGGGCTGGTGCCACGGCATGCCCGAGTACCTCAAAAACAAACGGAGAAGAAGAATGGCTTGGACAGATGAATCAAAAGCACAGGCAGTAGAAATGTATGAAGAAGGTGAACCAACACCAGAGACTAGCATGGAAATTGTAAAGTATATTGCAGACGAATTAGGTGAATCACCTAATGGAGTTAGAATGATACTTACTAAAGCTGGCGTTTATGTCAAAAAGTCACCTGCTACTGGAGCTGCTAAATCTAGCGGATCAACAGGTAGTGCAAGAGTATCAAAAGCTGACGCAGCTGCAGCACTAACAAGTGCTTTAACTGACGCAGGACAAGAAATCGATGCAGATATTATCGATAAATTGACTGGCAAAGCTTCTGTATACTTCACAGGTGTTCTAACAGCATTAAACAAGGGCTAAAACCCACTAAATAATACCATACCATTACTAGAAAAGAAAGAGTTTTCTTAATAGTAATGGAGTATTATAGTGAAAAAAGATGAGTTCTTAAGAACTGTATCAGATTGCGGAGACGCAATCATAACCTATAGGTCAACAAACAGTAGAAAACTTAAGTATAATGTTTGTACCCTAGACTTCGATAACAAGTATATCCAAAGCAAGAAAAATCGTGCTAAGGAAACCCCCGATTCAGTTTTACTGTTTTGTTGGGATACTGATAGTTATCGCCTGTTGCAACCTAAGAATGTAACTAGTATACAACCTTTGAGTTCTATACTTAGGAACAAACGATGAAGCTGCACGAAGCCCCTGAGTTATATGAAAAAATTATATCTCAAAATGAAGAGGGGACGGAGCAAGTTAAATTAACTATAAATACTTTTTATGATACAGAATATCTGCATCTAAGAAAGTATTACCTCGACTTTGATGGTGACTTCAAACCAACAAAGGACGGAGTAGCAATGAAGCTAGACTTTAATAACTCGCGAGGGTTATTTGAGGGACTAGTTGAAATATTATCACTAGCGGAGAGTAAAAGTATTTTAGAGACACACTTCAAGGATATTTTGGACGAAATTTACCTAACGTGAATTTAGTTCTTGACTTTGCCTGTGATTTTTGATATAATATATAAATGGAAAATATAAAAGCAGTATTACAGCAAGCAGCCGAAGATTACTATAATGGTAAACCTACGATGTCAGATGAACAATTTGATAAGTTAGCTGTATATGCTCAGTATGACGAAGTTGGCTTCTTTAACAGAGACAACAGAATTCCTCATGCGTTTCAGATGTACTCGTTACAGAAGATATTTTCAAACGAGCTAGATAAGCAGCCCTTCGGCAATTATAAGGGAGCGACTATTGTTTCTCCTAAGTTAGATGGTGCTGCTGTATCTTTGCTCTATGTTGAGGGACAACTACACAAAGCCCTTACTCGTGGAGATGGTAAACGTGGTCTGGATATCACGGACAACATGAAGTCTCTAGTACCTAATTCATTAGGCGAGTATAAGGGTGCATTGCTTCAGATTACTGGAGAAGTAGTTGCTCCTAAGACTATCAAAAACGCTCGGAACTACGCTGCGGGTGCTCTCAACCTTAAAGATACACAAGAATTCGGCAACAGAGACTTGCGCTTCATAGCTTATGGAGTACAGGAATCGTGGAATGAGTGTTGGAGTAAGGATATGGAGTATCTTCTTGATTTTGGATTTGATACAGTTCTGTCTAATGACTGGACTACTTATCCCGATGATGGACTTGTATTTCGTGTAGACAGCTATGAGGATTTCAAATCTCTAGGCTATACCTCTAAGCACCCCCGAGGTGCATATGCGCTCAAGCAGCGTAATGAAGGAGTTATAACTAAACTAGTTGATGTACTATGGAATGTTGGCAAGTCAGGGGTGGTTGCTCCTGTAGCTATTTTAGAGCCTATTGAAATTGATGGTGCTACTGTTAGTAGAGCAACTCTACATAACATGCGTTACATCAATGACCTCAACTTAGAAATAGGTTGTCTGGTCGAAGTGATAAGAAGTGGGGAAATTATACCCCGAATCGTATCAAGGGCGGATTAATGAAATACAATGAGAATGAGTTAAAAAACTCAACAAGAATTTTTAAATCTGCAACACCTAAGTATACCCTAGACTGGTATATTAAATGGGTGGCAAGTGTCTTTATAGTGAGTGCCATGTCTCTAAGAGGATTAGAGGGGTGGCAGTTTCTAGACTTGAGCTTATCATCAGTAGGTGTATTTCTTTGGTTAATAGTTGCTGTTCTATGGAATGATAGAGCCTTAATATTATTAAACGGAGCGGGATTACTTCTTCTTCTTAGAAATTTGCTAGGTTATCTTGTCTAGTAAAGGAATATACAACGAAACATACTTCGAGAACAACCCTGATGAGAAAGACAGGGATGGAGTTCTCTACGGCATAGTATTAGTAAACACTAAGACATTTGCTAGAGAGTGCATTAAGGTCGGAATAGCCAGTGGAAAAGATTGGCGACATATTATAAAGCGTAGCAGGGGTTTCAGAGGATACGATATCCGTATTCAGAAGGTCTGGAGCAGCACACTTTATAATGTGTGGGCACATGAACTGTACCTACATGAAATGTATAAGCAAGATAAATACGCTCCTATGTTTAAGTTTGGAGGTCACACTGAGTGTTTCAAAATTGATTCCCTCATTCTTCAGGACTTTCCGAAAAATAAATCTTGACATAGAACCTGAATTTTGATATAATATATAAATAGAAATTAAGAGAAAACAAATGAAGCAAATTATCCCGCCAACAAATTGTCCAGCATGTATGTTAGACCTTGTGTGGGAGAAAGATCAGATCTTTTGTCATAACGCTACTTGTAGTGGTAAGACTAGTAAAAAGATCGAGCATTTTGCAAAGACTCTTAAGATTAGAGGTCTCGGACCTCGCACAGTAGAAAAACTTCAGGTCAATGACTTGCATGATTTATACGAGCTTCCCCTAGAAATAATGATAGAAGCTTTGCAATCCGAGAAATTAGCAGTAAAACTCACAAGAGAAATACAAGCTAGTAAGGAAGTCGACTTAGTTGAACTCCTTCCAGCTTTCTCTATAAAGTTAATCGGGAATACAGCCTCTCGCAAAATATGCTCAGTAGTTAAACACATCAATGAAATTAACGAAGAGACATGCGAAGAAGCTGGACTAGGACCGACTGCGACAGAGAATTTACTAGATTGGTTAATCGAAGAATTTACCAATGGATATGACAGACTACCCTTCAGTTGGAAACAAAAGGAACTATTAGTACCTAAGACAGCCACAGACAAAGGTGTTGTTTGTATAACAGGAAAACTCACAAGCTATAAAACAAAAGCAGCCGCAACACAATATTTAGAAACAATGGGCTATCTTGTTAAAAGCAGTTTGACTAAAGATGTTACAATCTTAGTAAACGAAAGTGGTATCGAATCCGCTAAAACACAGGCAGCCCGAGACAAGGGCGTAATTATAATAACAAACTTAAAAGAAATATAGGAAACCAAAATGGCATTACCAAAATGGACAGACGAAAGAACTACTCAACTAGTTGACTTCGTTGGAAACACATCACCTATTTCTCAAGCAATGGTTGCTGACGCAGCCGTAGAACTAGAAACTTCAACAAGAAGTGTCTCGTCTAAGCTTAGAAAAATGGGTCACGACGTAGAACTTGCATCTTCAGTATCGAATAGAACATTCTCTGAAGACCAAGAAGCTACTTTATCACAATTTGTATCTGATAACTCAGGACAATACACATATGCAGACATCGCATCATCTTTCGAAGATGGGCATTTCTCTGCTAAATCAATACAGGGCAAAATTCTATCAATGGAATTAACTGGTCATGTAAAACCTGCTGAAAAGCCTGAAGCTGTTAGAACTTACTCTCCCGAAGAGGAAGCTACATTTACTACTATGGTAAATGGTGGGTCTTTTGTTGAAGAAATCGCAGAAGCCCTAGGCAAATCTGTTAACTCTATCAGAGGAAAGGCACTCAGCCTGCTAAGAAGTGGCGATATTAACGCTATTCCTAAGCAAAAAGAAACTAAAGGTTCTAGCAAAGCTGATCCTTTAGCTGAAGTTGGTGATATTGACAGCATGACTGTTGAAGCTATCGCTGACGAAATTGGCAAAACTGTAAGAGGCGTAAAAACTATGTTGACAAGACGTGGTTTAACTTGTGCTGATTATGATGGCGCTGCAAGGAAAGAAAAAGCTTCTAGCTAATTCTTTTCTGTAAGGACAGGGTTCCCCTCGCGGGTTCCCAGTTCCTTCAAATTCTGAGCGGGAGAATCATCTCCTGCTCTTTTTTATCTGGGAGGGTAGACATTGAACTTAACTTCAGCTCTGTTGAAGCAAATTATTACGCAAGAAGATTTTGATTCATGGGGAAACCTTAGAGTTAATTATCTTAGTGCCGAGTATCAGTCCTTACACAAGGTCATAGATACTCACATTAAAAATTTCAGTGCTCTCCCCTCTTTTGATGATCTTAAACTATCCATTCGCGATAGGAAGCTACAAGAAAAAGTATTCGCAATCGAAGCTGTCGAGGTCGATATCGACGCGTGGGTGCTGCTTGAGTATCTCAAAAATGAGTATACACAAGTAGAAATACTAGGTGAACTAGATAAGTTTATTGATAAAACCGTAGCAATATCTTCAGCAGAAGAGAACGTAGAAGCAATCCAACAGATTGTTTTAGACGTAGGAGAAAGAGTCGACCTTAAAGCTCCAGAAGAAAGTATGCAAACAATACCTTTGTTTGATTCAGAAAAAGACCTTGAAAAATATCTACCGCTAGGACTCAATGATGAGTATGACCAAGCACTTAAATTCTCTCCTAGAGATTTAATACTAGTCGGTGGTCGTAGAGGTGCTGGTAAGTCTATTACTTGTTGTAACATTGCAAACAATGTTTATGAGCAAGGAAAGAGTGCTATGTACTTTACAATAGAAATGGATAGTCGTTCCATTTTACAAAGAATGTGTGCATTAGGCGCACGTATTCCTATCTCTAGATTAGCTACACGAAACTTAACAACTGTTGAGTGGGATAGAGTAGCAAACTGGTGGGCAGGAAGATTTGAAGGCGGAGAGTTATTAATACCAGACTTCAAACAAACACGAGACTTTGACGCGTTTCACAAAAAACTACAGACAAGACCTTTACATAGAGATAGACAGATTGATGTAGTGTATGACCCAGTACTTAGCCTTTCTAGAATACGACAAGAACTAGAGAGTAAAGTATCTCAATCAAATTATGGAGTAATAGTAGTTGATTATCTAAATCAAGTTAAACGCTCCAATGTTCCCTCAAAGAGTGGACAATATGACTGGACAGAGCAGATAGAAGTCAGTAAGACTCTGAAAAGTATTGCACAGGAGTATGAGATTCCTGTGTTTGCTCCTTACCAAACCGATAATACAGGTGAGGCAAGGTTTGCAAAAGGTATTCTCGATGCAGCAGATGCCGCCTTTACATTAGAAACGTGGTCTCCAGAAGATGAAGCCATTACTTTTAACTGTACTAAAATGAGAAGTGCCAAGATGGAAGGATTCACTAGTGTAATGGACTGGGAAACACTAAAGATAGGCCCGCAGTCCACCATGAATCCTAAAGAAAGAGAAGCAATCAAAGACAGCCTATCTACAGGAGAAGAAATAAATGACTTTTAAAATAATTAAAGGGGCTAAGTACTACATCAGTAGCCCTATCAGTATAGATAAGCACAAGTATTCAGGTTGGTATTACTGTTCTATTAGAGGCGCTTTTTTCAGGTGGACAGAGTTTATAGAGGGACAAAAATAATGACTGAACACACACAAATGATGAAAAGAAAAGCACAAGCACTAGAAGCAGAAGCATGGGGTAAGCAGGTTGCTTACATCTCAGGGCAGGATGGAATTATTGAGACTTGTTATAACAATGGAGTACGAAAGTTCGAGGAGAATAAGCCAGGGGGTCGCAAGTGGACAGAAGGAGAAGCACCCGAAACTAAAACTTTATTACAGGCTTTTAGCCAATGGATAGCAGACCACCGTGGCAAGTGATAGAATAGGGCACACGTCCGCAAATTTAGTAGGAGTACCACCCTTCGAAGTAAGGCAGGTAACTACAGACTTTATATTAAGTCAACCTCAGGTTGCCGATAATATAATGAGAGTACCATTGAATGAAATACTTATGTTAAGTATAAAAGATAATGGTATAAAAAATCCTTTGCTTTGTATGAAGCAATGGTATCCACTGGCAGGAAGTCAAAGAATAAGGGCAGTGGCAGAACTAAAGAAAGAGTATCCAGACTTTAACGTGAATATAACAATTCATAGATTTTTAGAGGATTACCATAATTGTTTTTATCTTTGGCCTGATAAGGAGTTTAGAAGTAAAGCTATTGCTATTTACTTTCAAACACAAGAAGTAGTATTTAAATCACTTTATTATAAAGAGACCGAAGATGTAGACGGAACACTAATGACCGAGTATGAAGATATCGGTGAAGAACTAAAATGGAAGAGAGATGTTGTTAACAGACGAGGCTCTAGTGCTTCTGCTAACAGCAATACTAACAGTAGTGATACTGGGGATAAGTAATTGGTATGAGAGTAGATGAACTATTACAAGAGCAACGCCTTGAGTTTAAAGTTTCAGGAAGAGACTTTTTAGTTAAGTGCTTAAACCCTGACCACGAGGACGGCAATCCTAGTATGCGTATTGACAACGTTACTGGCATATTTAATTGCTTTGCTTGTGGTTTCAGAGGTAACGTCTTCAAACATTTTGGCGCTGCAGCAAACTACCTAGAGATTAAGAGACAAAAGTTGAAACAATCTATAGACGAAAAACGCTCAGCAAGTATAGGCTTTGACTTCCCTAAAGGGTTTGTCCCATACGTGGGCAACTGGAGGGGAATCAAACCAGAAACATATAAGCACTTTGAGGCTTTTATGCATCACGAATCGCATTTCAACGGAAGAGTTGTATTTCCCGTTCGTGATATAACAGGAAAGGTGGTAGCTTTCAACGGTCGACATATGACCATGACTGAGATACCCAAATATCTCATCTACCCTCCACAGGCAAAGCTACCACTTTATCCTTCTATGGTTAGCCCTATCAAAGGTAGGGTTATTCTAGTAGAGGGAATATTTGACATGATTAATCTTTATGACAAAGGCTTATCAAATGCAATCTGTTGTTTCGGAACACGAAACATAGATGCAGACAAGCTAGCAATACTAAAAATGCAGAACATAGAAGGTGTAGACATCATGTTTGACGGAGATGAGGCAGGACAAACAGCTGCCGAAGAAGTAAAAGGGTTAGCAGAAAGAGTAGGACTAACCTCTAGAAATGTAAATCTAGGAAATCACATAGACCCAGGCGGACTACCCGAGATTAAGGTAGCAGACATTAGGAAAAGGTTATATAGTTCTTGACACAGCGTTGAGAATTTGATATAATATATATAATAATAAAGGAACACCAATGACAAATATAGCATTAATAGAATCTAAGACCAGTAGAACTAACTGGGAGGATAGATTCGACAATAATTTCGAGATAGACAGATATGCTCTATGCTCAGACCACACAAAGAAAAAGATACTTAAAGCAGATGTAGATATCGATATAGATATAGATGCGTACGAGTGGATAATAGTAGTAGGATCAGAAGCACTGAAGTTCTATACTAGTGCAAATTCTATAACTGAGTATAGTGGTAAGTGTGTAGACGATAAGTTTCTACCAGTAATTAACCCTGCTATGTTGTCATTCAAACCAGAAGCTAAACCTCTGTGGGATAAGAGTAAGAAAAATATCATAGACTATATTAATGGAGACTTAAAACAAATGTCTCTTGATACAGATAAGTGTTATGGTATTCAGGACACAGAAGAGTTCCACAAGTTCTTAGAAGCAGCTATCAATCACCCTAACAAGTACGTAGGGCTTGACTCCGAAACATCAGGACTATACCCTAGAGATGGGCATATGCTTGGTATGAGTATTTCTTATGAGAAAGACCACGGAGCTTATATAGATACCGAGTGTGTAGACGAGAAAGCAGAGCAACTGCTACAAGAGTTATTCGACAAGAAGATAATTATCTTTCACAATGCTAAGTTTGACTTGGCGTTCTTCGAGTATCACTTCAACTTTACTTTCCCTAGGTTCGAGGATACTATGTTACTACATTATTGTTTAGACGAAGTGCCAGGTGGTCATGGTCTAAAGCAATTAGCTATGGAACATACTGCATACGGCGACTATGAGAAGCCTATGTATGACTGGATTAACGACTACAAGAAACAGCACAGAGTACTTAAAGCTGACTTTCAATGGAGTGCAATTCCTTTTGATGTTATGAAGATATATGCAGCGATGGATGCAGTAGTAACATTATTAGTATTTGAGAAGCTTTATCCTTTAGTAAGAAAGAATTCAAAGCTATTCAGCGTGTATGAGAATATACTTATACCTGGCTGTAGGATGCTGACAGATATACAAGACAATGGCGTACCTTTCGACAAGCTAAGGCTACTGAAAGGCAGAGACTTAATGCAAACTAATATAGATGAAGCAGTTGCAAAACTATATGAGTTCCCAGCAGTTAAGAGTTTCGAGACAGTAAAAGAAAAAGAATTTAATCCAAACAGCACTGTGCAGCTTAGGTCACTACTGTTTGATTTTGTCGGGCTAAAGCCTACAGGCAAAAAGACTGGCACAGGTGCAGACTCAACTGATGCCGAGGTGTTGAAAGAACTATCAGAACAACACGAAATACCTGCACACATTCTTAGTATTAGGCAGAAGTCTAAAATTAAGAATACCTATTTAGACAAAATATATCCACAATTAGATAAGGATAGCAGACTGCGTACAGGGTTCAACCTGCACGGCACAACATCTGGTAGACTATCTTCTAGTGGTAAAATGAATATGCAACAAATCCCTAGAGACAATCCTATTGTCAAAGGCTGTATCAAAGCCTCACCAGGGCATAAGATTGTTGCAATGGATTTAACAACCGCAGAAGTTTATGTTGCTGCTGTGCTTGCTGATGACAAGAACCTAATGGAAGTATTTAAGACTGGTGGTAATTTCCACAGCAGTATTGCCAAATTAGTATTTAATTTGCCTTGTGAGGCGGAAGACATTGCAGAGTTCTATCCGACACAACGACAAGCAGCTAAGGCTGTTACCTTCGGCATTATGTATGGTGCTGGAGCAAATAAAATATCTCAGCAAGTCACAGCTGACTCGGGGAAACCCTTTACTAAGAGTCAGGCTCAAGAAGTTATTGACGATTACTTTAAACAGTTCTTCAAGCTCAAGCAGTGGATCGATCAATCTAGTAAGTTTATTATGGATAATGGATTTATCTATGGTGCGACAGGCAGAAAGAGACGACTACCAAATGTTAACTCTGACAATCAAGGAATACAAAGTCATGAGGTTAGATCGGGTATGAACTTCTTAGTTCAATCTGTAGCCTCTGATATAAACTTACTGGGTGCTATTGACATGAATGCTTTCGTCAAGAGTACTGGTATGAAAGCAAGAATCTTTGCTCTAGTACATGACTCAATTTTAGCAGAAGTACCAGAATCAGAAGTAGAAGCATACTCAGAAAAGCTACAAGAGTTCATACAACAAGACAGAGGATTTAGTATCCCAGGAACTCCCGTAGGTTGTGACTTTGATGTTGGTGATGACTATTCCTTTGGGAAGTTTGAAGCCAAGTATGATTTATGATAAAATAGAATTCCCTATCTTTGTATTACATACAGACGATATAATGTTTGTAGATGGATTACTGTGGATAGAAAACAAAATATTAGATGATACTAATATGAAAGGAAGAACGCTTGGCATGAGGAGACTACAAACTCCTATGAAAAGCATATACCCTCTAAAGTCAATGATTAAAAGTATTAGAGCATTACTTGACCATCAAGGTAAGTACTATATCGATACTACGGGTCGTTTCTTTAGAAAAATTAAAAGCACAAAAGCAGAACTAAAGTATCATAAGATAGTAAGAGTAGACCAAAGAATTGTAACAAGTGTCCTATGGATAAAAGATTGTCCCTACCCTTTTGATATCGACAGACCTCTGGCAAGTAGTGAAACATGGGCAGGAATGCTCTACAGAGACGGCGCTCCTTGGCTACTATATGATACTAGTACCAAGAAGAAAAAGAATTCTTGGAGAAAGATATGAAAACAAAATGGGAAGTATGGAAACATGCTTTGGGTAGCTTCGACGAAGAAGATGGATATGATGCTGCCAATGAAAATACTATAGCGGTTATACGCACTTTTATAGTAGTATCAAATTTAATATGTGTATACCTTATAATGTATAATATCATTGTAGGAATTTAGAGGAAGTTATGAAAGCAGTTATTAGTGACAGAATATATTTAGAAGTACTACCTGCTCAACAAAAAAAGATTGACGACGAGCTTACGTATGCCATACCCACGTTTAAGTTCGGTGACCCACCACTCATTATAAAAAATATGGCATTGATAAGACAGGGACTAGTAGCTATACCGGTGGGCAGAATAGACCTAATCCCGACAGACCACGAGGTTCTAGATAAGAGAACACTAGTACCAGTAGACTTCCCCGAGTTTAATATGACATTAAGACCGAGCCAGCAGTTAGTATATGACGAGATTGGAGACGGCGGCATTATTAACGCTTGGGTAAGTTGGGGTAAGACATTTACAGGTCTTGCTATAGCTGCGAAGCTAGGTCAGAAAACCCTAGTAATAACCCATACTTTAGCTCTAAGAAAGCAGTGGGAAGACGAAGTAAAGAAGGTTTTTGGTATCACGCCTGGAATTATAGGCAGTGGTAAATTTGAAATAGATAGTCCAGTCGTAATTGGGAATATACAAAGTTTGTATAGGAAGATTCCCGAGATAAGACAAGAGTTTGGCACTCTCATACTAGATGAAATGCATCACGTGAGTGCTAGGTCATTTTCTAGAATAGTAGATAAAAATTGTGCTAGACATAAGATTGGATTGACAGGGACATTACAACGTAAGGACGGGCGACACGTTGTCTTCCGCGACTACTTTGGAAACAATGTAATGAAACCACCGAAGGAAAACTTTATGATGCCTAAAGTGCATATCTTACCGATAGATATACGCTTTATGGACGGGAATAATATACCTTGGGCGAATAGAATTAATGAGTTAGCATACAACCCAGAATACCAACATTCTGTGGCAATGGCGGCGGCATCATATGCTGCCAAAGGTCACAAAGTGTTAGTGGTATCTGATAGAGTAGACTTCCTCAGGAACTGCGCGGAACTCACTGGTAGTAACGCAGTTTGTGTGACGGGCAAAGTCCATCACGAAGATAGAGCAGACATAATAGCACAGATTTTTGAAGATAAAGACGTCCTGTACGGGACACAGTCTATATTCTCTGAGGGTATATCCTTAAACATTCTAAGCTGTTTGATACTCGCAACACCAGTAAATAACGAGCCGTTACTTACACAGCTCATTGGAAGAATAATAAGAGATTATGAGGGCAAACAACAACCCATAGTAGTAGACATTAATTTAATAGGAAAAACCGCAAAGAGGCAGGCTAGTCTTAGACTAGGATACTACCTCAAGCAGGGGTATGAAATATCAAGCTTATAAGGACCTCCGAAAAATACTACTTGACATGGGTTTCAAAAATTGTTATAATATATGATAAAATATAATTGGGAAAAGATAAATAGTGAGACCAATGGAGATTCCACTTCAATACTCACTATAGTTCATTTATTAACTTATAAAAGAATTCCAGCTAGCAGGAAAGACAAGACTTATAAATACTTCGGTAAAAGTTTTGTAGGACATAGTTTCTTACTAAATCCTAGGCAACTGCTCGCTGAAAGAAAGAATTATAGTAATAAAGAGGCTGCAGAATATATTGCAATAGCCTCTTACCGAAATTATTTTAATTACAAACAAACAGGTGAGTCAACACTAGAGTTGATACACTTACCTGTTACGACAACGATAGTATATCGCAACAGATTGCTTCGAGTAGAGAATGGTCTAGTACACTTTCTATTTGAAGATAACGCTAAATGGAGAACATAAGATGGCATTAAAATTTAATCAAGCACAGGGGAGTGCTAAAAAATCCTCAATAGACCAGTATACATACAAAGAAGGAGATAATATCTTCAGACTTGTAGGAGATATACTACCAAGATATGTTTATTGGATTAAGGGCGAGAACGGTAAAAATATTCCTATGGAATGTTTAGCCTTCGACCGTAATACAGAGACATTCAACAACAAGGAAACCGATCATGTAAGAAGTTTCTTTCCTGACTTAAAATGTGGCTGGGCATATGCTATTCAATGCATAGATCCAACAGATGGTAAAGTCAAAGTTGTTAATCTTAAAAAGAAACTCATGGAACAAATCATGGTAGCCGCAGAAGACTTAGGCGACCCTACCGACCCTACAACAGGGTGGGACGTTTTCTTTCAAAGAGTTAAAACTGGACCGATGGCTTTCAATGTAGAGTACAGGCTTCAGGCACTTAAGTGCAAACCTAGACCATTAACAGAGACAGAAACAGCTTCTATAGCTGATATACGTTCTATGGACGATGTACTAGCAAGACCTACAGCAGATGCTCAGCTAGAGCTTCTACAAAGGGTAACTCAACCAGCTGATGGAGCAGAAGCCCCTTCAGATGTTGATTCAGAATTCAGCATAAGTTAAGGAGAGACAAATGGATTATTCAATAGGAGACGTATTCCCAGACTTTTCAGCAGTAGCATGTGACATTGATAACATACTTATCGATGTCGAAGTACTTGCAGAAAATATGTGGTCAGTTGTTTATTTTTATCCAAAAGACTTTACATTCATTTGTCCAACAGAAATATCCGATATGGATAAACTGTTGGGCGAAGCTGATGTGTTAGGCTTTAGCCCTGACAATGAATTTTGTAAACAAGCTTGGAAAGAAAGCAATGATATTATCAGAAACATCCAACACCCTTTGTGTTGCGATGCAGGTAGTAGACTTGCTCAAGAATTAGGTGTATATAATCATAGTGAAGGAGTTCCTTACAGAGCTACTTTTATTCTTGATGAAGACCACGTAATTCAACACTACTCAGTCAACGCTCTTGACACGGGTAGAAACGCAGACGAAATACTAAGAACACTACAGGCTTTAAAAGCTGGTGGACTTACTGGTTGCGCATGGCAGCCAGGAGAAGATTTCGTAGCATGATATTATTTACAGCAGACTGGCACTTAAAGCTAGGTCAGAAGAACGTACCTATGGCATGGGCATGTAGTAGATATAAGTTATTTTTTGAAGCTATTCATAAGCTAGAAGATAACAAAGATATTACTATGCACATTATAGGTGGTGATTTATTTGACCGAGTACCTTCAATGGATGAGCTTACACTATACTTTGACTTTGTCAGAGAAGTAACTATTCCTACTATCATTTATGATGGTAATCACGAAGCTACTAAAAAGAATACAACATTCTTTAGCAATCTAAAGAGAGCTACAACTGATGTAAATCCTTTAGTTGAGATCGTAGACACATGGACAGAGTATCCATGGGGTACTATATTACCTTATGCAGACTTGCATAGAAAAGGTATGATAGAAAAATGCGATACCAACAAACCTTTGTTTACACATGTAAGGGGAGAAATCCCACCTCATGTAACGCCAGAGGTAGACTTGGAAAGGTTTAATGACTTTCCTGTAGTATACGCGGGAGACCTACACAGTCACTCCAATACGCAGAGAAACATTATCTATCCAGGCAGTCCCATGACTACTTCTTTTCATCGAGAAGTAGTCAAGACGGGCTATCTTTTAATTGATCCTAGCTTCTCAGAAGTTTGGACATGGCATGAATTTAACCTACCACAGCTAATAAGAAAGACTGTGGGAAGTGAGAATGAAATGATTGCAACAGATTTTCACCATACTATCTACGAGATAGAAGGTGACGTAGCTGACTTAGCAAACATCAAGAACTCCGAATTGCTGGATAAGAAAGTAGTAAAACGAAGTAGTGAAGCTACACTTAATTTAAAAGATATGTCAATGGAAGAAGAACTAGTAGAGTACCTAAGTGCGATACTGAATTTAAATGATATTAAAATTAAATCAATAATGGGAGTGTTTAATGATTATTCTAAAAACGCTACGCTGGGATAACTGTTTCAGCTATGGGCAAAATAATACTCTTAACCTTAATGACAGCAACCTCACCCAACTTGTTGGAACAAACGGAATGGGTAAGTCTTCCATTCCGCTTATTATCGAGGAAGTCCTATTCAATAAGAATAGTAAGGGGATAAAGAAACAAGAGATACAAAATAGATTTGTCAATAATGGCTACTCTATTAATCTACTATTTCAAGTAGACGAAGATGACTATGAGATTGATGTATCTCGTAAGGCATCTATAAAATGTAAGCTGTATAAAAATGGAGAGGATATTTCTTCTCATACTGCAACGAACACCTATAAGACAGTTCAAGATTTACTTGGGCTTGACTTTAAGACCTTCACGCAGTTAGTATATCAGAATACAAACACATCATTACAGTTTCTAACTGCAACAGATACCAACAGAAAAAAGTTTCTAATTGATTTGTTAAAGCTAGAAGAGTATGTAGAGTTCTTTGATATATTCAAGGAAGCAGCTAGAGAGATTTCAGTAGAGGTTAACAGCCTTAACAGTAAGTCTGATGTTATATTAAAATGGTTAGAAGAAAATAAATTGGAGACTACAGAGATATTCCCAATATTAAATTTACCAAAACCATCAGAAATAGACGAGACCACTCTAAGGCATTTACGACGCGATTTTGAAAAGATTTCGGAAAATAACAAAAAAATTATAGATAATAGTTTTGTAAGAGAACAGCTAGACGAGTTGGAAAGTTCAGGTCGTTTACAGCCAGTGGAAGAGGAAGTATCCTTAACTGCTATGCTGCAGCAACAAGGAACCTTCGGTTCCAAAGTGGCTGAAGCTCAAGCACATTTGGATAAGCTCTCGGAACTTGATGGGCAGTGCCCGACTTGTGAGAGCGAAGTAGACGAAGAGAAAGTACAAGAACTTAACGCAATTTACTTCAATCAAAAGAAAGTAGCAAGTAATGATCTCTTTGGAATCAAGGACAAAATTGCGGATGCGAAAGAACACAATCGAAAGGTGATAGTTCAGAAAAATCAGCAAAGACTGCACGAAGACTATATTCGTGATTGGGATAGTAGTTTACCTTCTACAATTTTAGACGGTGACGAAATCTCAACCTCGATTGACACACTTTCTTCAAAGTTGAGAAATATACATATTGACATAGAAAGAATAAGTAGTGAGAACATGAAGGCGGAACGCCACAATACTCGTGTCTCTATTATTCAAGAACAGTCAGAAGGTATGGAATCTCAACTGGAAGAACTTGTCACAGCTTTAGGTAAGGTAGAAGAACAATCTGCACACTTAGAAATACTAAAGAAAGCCTTTAGTACAAATGGTTTACTCGCCTATAAAATTGAGAATCTAGTAAAGGATTTAGAAGATTTAACAAATGAGTACTTATCTGAACTATCTGATGGTAGATTCAGCTTAGAGTTTGTTGTCACGAATGACAAGCTTAATGTAGAGATAACTGACAATGCAAAAGTAGTTGATATACTAGCCTTGTCTTCTGGTGAACTTGCAAGAGTAAACACCGCAACGCTTCTAGCAATACGAAAACTTATGAGTAGTATTTCTAGTTCAAGGATTAATACACTGTTCTTAGATGAAATAATAAGTGTTCTTGATGACGAGGGAAAAGAGAAGTTAGTAGAGATATTACTTGGAGAGGATTTAAACACTTACCTAGTATCTCATGGCTGGACTCACCCACTACTAGCAAGAATTGAAGTAATCAAAGAAGAAAATATTAGTCGTCTGGAATAACTATGACTCACGAAGAAGGCGATACCTTTTGGTATCATAAATGCCCTGTAACTAGTAAAACGACCTTTCTACCTATTGGTATGAAATGCCCCGAGTGTATACTCGATGAAATGGATACAGCAAACAAAAAAGTGAATGAGAAATTCTCAAAGACTTTAAAGTCCCTGGAGGATTAGTTGGTAAACTCAAGACAGAAAGGAGCTAAAGCAGAACTACTTGCTGCTGATATGCTCAGACGACACACAGGTCACATCTTTACACAGACACCAGGAAGTGGTAGTGGTAAAATTAAGGGTGACTTACATGTAGAAAACAAGCACAACCTATTCCTTATAGAAGTCAAACACTATAAGGATATGGGGCTTAACCAAACTATGTTCACATCCAAGAGTAATGTGCTAGTAGGTTGGTGGAAGAAAGCAATATTACAGGCTCAGCTAATGAAGCAAGAGCCTATACTGCTTATAAAACAGAATTACTCGAATTGGTTTGTGGTTACGACACGCAGACCTCTTATGACAAAAAGATATATGTACATAAACTGGCTCGGTGCATATATTCTTATCGCAGAAAAGTGGCTAGAAAACGAAACATTGGAATTTACAAATGGCGATAAACTTCTCAAACCTTGGGAACCAGATCCAGAATGGGAACTTACTAATAGTTGATGGTTTAAATGTAGCCTTTAGGTGGAAGCACTCTAAACAGCTCGAATATAAACATGACTATGTAAGAACCGTTGAAAGTCTAGCAAAATCATATGACTGTGGAAACATAGTTGTACTAGCAGATGGTGGAAGTACCTATAGGAAAAGACTCTCTCCCGATTACAAAGCTAATCGGTCGGAAAAGTATGCAGAGCAAACTGCAGCAGAAAAAGCAGAGTTCGCCCAGTTTATGGGTGAGTTCAAAAATGCCTTTACTCAATTAGAGAAAAGAGGACATTTAACAATAAGACAAGACGGACTAGAGGCTGATGATTTAGCCGCATGGATTGTCGGAAAGAAAGCAGAATTTGGTATAGGACAGATTTGGATGGTCTCTTCAGATAGAGACTGGGATTTGCTTATACAGGATGGAGTTTCTAGATTCTCCACAGTAACTAGAAAAGAAATTACTATAGATAACTGGGAAGACCACTATGACGTAGAGCCAAGTATGTACTTGACTCAGAAATGTCTAGCAGGTGACACAGGTGATAACGTGCCAGGAATAGCAGGCATCGGTCCTAAGAGGGCTGTATCATTAATCGAACAGTATGGAGACTTATTTGATATTTATAATGCCTGCCCAATAAGCAGTAAGTATAAATTCATACAGTCGTTAAACGAAAACGCAGACAGGTTATTACTCAACGCAGAACTCATGGACTTAGTGAGTTACTCAGAGCAAGCATTAATCGAAGCAGACATGAACTTAGAGGACTTGTCCTCACAAATACGGGAGTATTTAAATGATACAGATTGATTACAGTAAAGATGATTTACTAACAGATTTCAGTAAACTTACTCTACAAGATAGATATCTTGTTGGCGATGAACAAAGCCCACAAGAAGCCTTTGCAAGAGCTGCTGAAGCTTTTGCAGACGATGATGCTCACGCTCAAAGAATATATGATTATGCTAGTAAACTATGGTTTATGTTTGCAACACCTATACTTTCAAATGGCGGAACAAAACGAGGCTTACCTATCAGTTGTTTTCTTAATTACATAGAAGACAGTAGAGAAGGAATTACTGGACATTATACAGAAAATGCCTACCTATCCTCAATGGGTGGTGGCATAGGTGGTGGTTGGAGTGATGTTCGTTCACAAGGAACAAAGACATCAAAAGGCTCGGAGTCTACAGGAGTTCTTCCTTTTATGAAAGTAGTAGACGCAGAAATGCTAGCTTTTTCACAAGGAGTAACACGTAGAGGTAGTTATGCTTCATACTTACATATGAGTCACCCTGAGATCGAAGAATTCTTAGATGTCAGAAAGCCAACAGGTGGAGATATAAATCGTAAGTGTACAAACTTACATCATGGTGTTGTAGTACCAGATGCATTTATGGAAATAATCCATAAGGCAACTAAACTAGAAGGCTTTGATGATAGCTGGGACTTAGTTGACCCACATAGTGGTGAAGTTAAAAAGACTATTAGTGCTAGAACTTTATGGGTAAAATTACTACAGAATAGAATGGAAACAGGAGAACCTTACTTAATGTTTGAAGATGCTGTGCAAGCTGACTTGCCAGATTTTCAGAAAAGAAAAGGTTTAAAAGTAAATCATAGTAATCTTTGTTCAGAAATTACCTTAGCAACTAATGAAGAAAGGACAGCAGTATGTTGTCTATCAAGTGTAAATCTGGAGTATTATGACGAGTGGAAAAACATCCCTGCGTTTATACCAGACTTAGTACGTTTTCTAGATAATGTTTTAACACATTTCATAGCAAATGCACCTGATGAATTAGAAAGAGCAAGGTATAGTGCATCAAGAGAAAGAAGTATCGGGCTAGGCGCTATGGGATTCCATGCGTACCTACAGAAACAAGGACTTCCTTTTGAGAGCATGATGGCTTCAAGTGCAAATATGGTAATATTTAAGCATATTAAGAGTCAGGCAGAAGCTGAGACTCATAAGCTTGCAGTAGACAGAGGGGCTTGCCCTGATGATGATACTGCCTCAGTAAGAAATGCACATTTGCTAGCAATAGCTCCAAATGCAAGTTCTAGTATTATTTGTGGAAACACAAGTCCTAGTGTAGAACCTTACAGAGCAAATGCTTATACGCAGAAAACTAAGAGTGGTTCATACTTAATGAAAAACAAATTCTTAAAAGCAACCTTGGCGGTTTATAATAAGAACAATGATGAAGTATGGTCTAGTATCATAGCAAACAAAGGTAGCTGTCAACACCTTCCATTTCTTTCTGATGATGAGAGAGAGATTTTTAAAACAGCAGTAGAAATTAATCAGGCATGGATTGTAGAGCACGCTAGTATGAGACAGGAATTTATTTGCCAGTCTCAAAGTATTAATCTATTCTTCCCACCTGATGTAAACAAGGGAGACCTACACAATGTTCATATGCTAGCTTGGGCAAAGAACATGAAGACTTTATATTACCTACGTAGCGAAGCTATAGGTCGTGCGGATAACGTAGCAAATCAAGCAAAGAGAGAGATAATTTTTGAGCAATCAGATTGTCTTAGTTGTGAGGGATAAATGAATTTATTAGAAGAAAGAAATTATTATAAGCCTTTTAACTATCCTTGGGCGTTCGAGATGTATAAAAAGCAACAGCAAATGCATTGGATGCCTGAAGAAGTACCGTTACAAGACGATATAAAGGATTATAAAGAAAAACTTACACCAGCAAATAGAGCCTTAGTAGATAATATATTTAGGTTCTTTACACAAGCTGATGTAGATGTATGTTGTGGATATGCGAAGCATTATCTACCAACATTCAAGCAACCAGAAGTAAGAATGATGCTTGTTAGTTTCGCTGCTATGGAAGCAGTGCATCAAGAAGCGTATTCTTTATTATTGGAAACACTTGGTAAGTCAGATGATGAGTATCAGAAATTTACTGAGATACAGGCAATGTCAGACAAGCATGATTATCTAACAGACTTTAACATGAGAGATAAGCATGAGATGGCAAAAACAATGGCTGTGTACAGCGGATTTACAGAAGGAGTACAACTATTCAGTAGTTTTGCTATTCTTCTTAACTTCCCTAGACACAACCTAATGAAAGGCATGGGACAGATTGTCACATGGTCTATTCGGGACGAAACTCTACACGTAGAGGGAATGTCCAAACTATTCAGAACTTTTATTGCTGAGAATCCAGAACTATGGACTGATAAGTTAAAGTACGAAGTATACTGTGCAGCAGAACGAGTAGTAGAGTTAGAAGATAACTTTATTGATGTTTGTTTTGAGAACGCAGATATTGAAGGTTTAACTGGCAATGAAGTAAAAGAATACATAAGGTATATCGCAGACCGCAGATTATTGGGTCTAGGTATGAAAGCAATTTTCCACAGCACTGAGAATCCATTACCATGGTTGGATCAGCAGATTAATGCAGTGGAGCACGCAAATTTCTTTGAGAACAGAAGTACAGAGTATGCAAAAAGTACAACTCAAGGTAATTGGCAAGACATTTTTGGATAAGGAGAAAAAGATGACAGAAGTAACCAACAGCGAGCCAGTATTAATGTTTAACGACAAGAAGTACATAATCTCGGAACTGCATGACGATGCTAAGGTAATAGTTAATATGTTACAAGGATTGGAGCAAGACTTAGTCGGCGCTAAAATTCAACATGACAGATTACTATTAGCTAAAGAAGGCTACACTAGTAGACTCGAGCAAGTCATAGATAAAGACCCTAATGAGGTTGAAGCAGAACCAGTAGAAGGCTAAGCTTACTAAAACTAAAAACCCGCTTTCGCGGGTTTTTTTGTGCTTCCTTGTCGGGGATATTTTATGCTGCTTCGTTAGATGCTTTTTTAGCGTTTTTTACTGCTGTAGTCCAAACTGCTGTAGCGATTGCTTGCACTTCTGCGCTTTCGCTTGATACAACTGTATCAGTATGAGTCCAGCTATTGTCATCGTTTTTTGATGATGATACGCATTCTAAAACGTGCCTGTGGAATGAACGATTAAGTTCTACTCCGTCTTCTTTTATTACAGTAGCTGTTCGCACCTGTATTGATTTATAGTCTCCTACAATTTCTATTTTGTCTTCGACTGTTTCTTTTGTTATTGCCATTTTTATTTTTCCTTTTGTCTGTGCCTAGAATTGACTAAGCACCCTATTAATTTGTTATTATACTCTATAAGTGACCGTGAAACCATAGATAGCACCTGATGCCGCTATAGTATTGCCATGTGAATAGTTAGTATTTATCTGTCTTGTGATATAGATAAAATTATTACCTGGGTCTACAATGGCGTTGAGGTTTTCAGCGTCAGAAATGCCAGTACATGCCCCCAGGCTGCCTGCAAACCTGCCGTTACTCGTGTTCGCACAGGTAAAAGGAAGACCAGCAATGACGGTATACCCACCATTAGCATTTGAACCGTTTGCAGTCCACACACAAGTTCCTGAAACTGTGACAAGATTTCCAATTTTTGTATAGTATCCTTTTGTCATTCCAGTATTAGGTGTAACTGATGATCCACCATTTGCTTTCAAAACAGGAGTAAAAGTACCTTCTTCATAATCGTCAAGTATTTCTGAGGACATAGCTCCTGCAGAATTACCAGTTGCACTAAAGTCTATTCCATGTCCACTAGCTACTTGTAAGTCACCGTTTGTGATTATTACATTACCACTACCACCACAAGTAATAGAACCATTGTTATTAACTTTTAAACCTGCTTGTGCAATAGCACCATTAGAATCAACAATACACAATTGAGCATATCTATCAGATGTAGCGTTGTTACCTTTAAGGAATAAACCCCCTCCAAAAGAACCTGACCACATTGGAATATTATTGCCAATTTTAATTTTTCCAGCATTATCAATACGCATCCTCTCACTTAAACCACTTGCACCATCTGCTGTAGTAAAAAATGACATTCTTGTTGGATAATCATTATTTGACCAAGTGGCATCACCTTCAACCATAATTTTTGCAGCATTAGGAATACCAACACCACCACTTGTTACGCCACCAAAGTGAACGCTACCTAAATCATCATTATTAACAATAGAGCCAAATCCTGTTTGTGATAAAGTAAGAACTGAGCCACCATCAGAACCACTACCACCTTCAGCAATATGTAATCCTGATTGTGGTGCAGTTGTTCCTATACCAACTTTGCCTGCAGTAGTAACAACTAAACGAGTAGCATTTGCTGTGTCATCATATAAAATAAATGAATCTGACAAGCCTCCATGAACACCTAATGCATAATCTCTTGCATCATTAACAAATCGTGTTTGAACTATAGAATTAGTACTGCTGTCTGCTAAATGTAGCTTTGAAATTGGAGCAGCTGTTCCGATACCAACATTACCATTAACTAGTACTTTTAATTGTTGATTACCTGCACCAGACCCATCTAAAAACAACCCTCTATCAGCATCACTTGAAGTTCCTCTATGAAACCCTATTTCAGAAGCATAGCTATCACTAGTTTCTGTGCCTATTCTAATCCTGGCATATTCATTCCAGCTATTGCTAGGATTCTTAATGTGTAATAGTTCCGTTGGAGTAGTAGTTCCAATTCCAACATTGCCACCATCGGATTGAAGTGAGAAGTTATAAGGGTTACCATTATCTATTCTAGCTCCTTGAATATTTAAGTAACCCTGAGCTTGGTTGCCAATTTTTAATTGATTATTATTAGCAGTGTTTTGGAAAG